ATTTCTTAAATATATTTTTAAAAGATAAAATAGCATAGATAACAGAAAGCACTTAGTTAATTCTAGGTGCTTTTTTATTGCTAAGGAGAGTGATTAAATTCAAGTAATAATTAAACTTATTATATATTTAAACAAACATCTCGCCTTTTTAGTATTGTAGGCGATAAAGAACAAGACAACCAATTACGTTGGCATACAACGATAAAAATGAAGGAGTGAAAAAATGGAAAAAGAACAATTAATAGCATTAGGACTTACATCAGAACAAGCCGATAAAGTTTTAGGAGCTCATAAAACATACATGGAAAGTTTTGTTCCAAAAGGTCGTTTTAATGAAGAACTAGAAGCTAAAAAGAATTTAGAAACACAGCTTGCAGAAAGAGACAAGCAATTAAAAGAGTTAGAAAAATCTGCTGGAGATAATAAAGAATTAAAAGCTCAAATTGAAAAACTTCAAAATGATAATAAAACTGCTGCTGAAAAATATGCAAAAGACTTATTTGATTTACAATTAAACAATGCAGTTGATGTTGCAATTACAGGAGCAAAAGGAAAGAACTCAAAAGCAATAAAAGCTTTATTAGATTTAGAAAAAGCAGATTTAAAAGATGGTAAGGTTATAGGATTAGAAGAACAGTTATCTAATTTGAAAAAGTCAGATCCATATTTATTTGAGATTGAAAAACAACCAGCTAATCCAAATGGATTTAAACCTGGTGATGGAAATAATAAAACTCCTGGTGGAGATGGACCAAAAACTTATTCAGAAATGGTAGCTATGTTAGAAGCTAATCCTAACTTAGACATTAACAATTTATAAAAAAAGGAGAAGATGAAAAATGGCAAAATATTTTGATTCAAAAACATTTAATGCTGAGGCATTTGGAAAATATTCTAGTAGAATACCTAACACTAAAAAGAATGAACTATTAAAATGTGGGGCGATTAGAGGTAATAAAGAAATACATGATGCTTTTGCAAACCAAACAGGAACTCATTATGCAGTATTACCTATGCTTGGTAAAATAGGAGGAACACCTTTAAACTATAACGGTTCAACAGATTTAACTGCAGGATCTACAAAAACATATAATAGAGGAGTTATTACAATTGGTAGAATGGCTGCATGGACTGAAAAAGACTTTTCATTTGATATAACAGGTGGAGTTAATTTCATGGATAATGTTGCTACTCAATTAGTTGATTATTGGGCTGAAGTTTATCAAAATACTTTAATAAAAATATTAAAAGGTGTATTCTCAATGACTGGTGGAGAAGAAGCTAAGTTTGTTGAAGCACATACATATGATATAACTCAAAAAGCAGGAGCAGATGGAGAAGTAGGAGCAACAACTTTAAATAGTGCGTCACAAAAAGCTTGTGGAGATAATAAAAATATTATCAAAATGGCAATTATGCACTCAACTGTTGCTACAAACTTAGAAAATCTACAAATCATAAAATACTTTACTCAAACAGATGCTAATGGAATGCAAAGAGAAGTAGGATTAGCAACTTGGAATGGTAGAGTTGTATTTATAGATGATGCTATGCCAGCTGAAAAATTTACTGGAGAAAAATATGCAAAAGTAACAGCATCACACCCTGAAGCATTAAAAATTACTACAGCTGGAACAGGAGAAAAAGAAGTTGCTGTTGCAACAGTAAATGGAGCTAAATTTGATACTAAATGGACTGCTAAAGAAGGGGAATATGCTGCATTAGTTCCAACAGGAACAAAGTATTCTACTTACTTGCTGGGAGTAGGAGCATTTGATTACGAAGATTTAGGAACATTACATCCTTATGAAATGGCAAGAAATCCATATAAAAATGGTGGAGAAGATACTTTAATATCAAGAAAAAGATTATGTTATGCTCCATTTGGAATTTCTTATAAAACATCTACTACAATATCACCTGATGATACAGAATTAGAAAAAGGTACTAACTGGGAATTAGTAAAATCAGAAGATGGAGAAGTAATAGATCACAAATCTATCCCAATAGTTAGAATAATTTCAAGAGGATAATTATGGAAAATATAAAAGAAATGGTAATTGAAAAACTAAAATTATTCAAAATAGATGAAGCTACAAGTATAGAATATTTCTTAAATAAAGCTTTATCTAGTATTAATAATTTTACAAATCAAAATTATACATTTGATAGCATTCCAGATGGACTAAAATATATATTAGTAGATAAAGCCGTAGGAGAAATTCTTAATTTTAAAAAACTCAACGGAGAGCTTAAAGATTATGATTTCTCCTCTGTTTTAAAATCTATTAAAGAAGGGGATACAACTGAAACTTATTCTGATACAGTAAAAACACCTGAGGAATTATTTGAGTTTATGCTAAATGATTTATTAATTGGTAAAGATAATGAGTTATATAGATATAGGAGATTACAATGGTAAGAAATTTACAAAAGTTATGGAGAGATACTTGTAGTATTTATAATTTTGAAAAAGTAAAGGATTCTAAAACTAAGACAACTGAGTTTAAAGAAATTTTAGTTCAAGAGAATATTCCTTGTAGAATTTCATTTCAAAATATATCTTCTACAAGTGAAACTCCTTCGATAGCTATAACAAATCAAGTTATAAAATTATTTCTTTCAAATAAAGTAGAAATAAAAGAAAATTCAAAAATAGTTGTAACTAGAAATGGGGTATCTAAAACTTATAAAGCTTCAGGTATCCCTGCTATATACTCAGTACATCAAGAAGTTATTTTAGTAACTGATAATAAAGGAGCTTAATATGGGGCAAGCTGTAAAAATTAATATGGCTGGATTAGAAGTAATGAAAAAGAATTTAGAAAATATACAAAAAAATCAAGCTGAAATAATGGCAAGTCTTGTTAAATCTTTAGGGGCTTTATTATTAAGAAAAGTAATTTTTAGAACACCAGTTGGAGATTATAGTTATTTAGCTCAAACATCTAAAACAGTTGATGGAAAGAAAGTTCCAAATACTAAAAAAAATGGTGGAAATTTAAGAAGAAACTGGACAATAGGTCAGGTTTTTAAAAATGGTAATTTGTATTCAGTTGAAGTTATAAATCCTACCCATTATGCTTCTTATGTTGAGTATGGGCACAGGCAAACACCAGGCAGATTTATTCCTGTACTCGGAAAGAAATTAAAAAGAGCTTGGGTTCCTGGTAGATTTATGTTAACTATTTCAGAGAATGAAATAAAAGAAAATATGGATGCTATATTAGAAAAGAAATTAGATAGTATATTGAAGAAGGTGTTTGGTAATGCTAAGTAGAGTAGTAAGTGCTATATCTAATACTCTTGAGAAAACATTTCCAGAAGTAGAAATATATGTAAATAAGATTAAGCAAGGTTTTGAAGAGCCTTGCTTTTTTATTCAACTATTAAATCCTAATGAAAAACAAGTATTAGGGAATAGGTATAAACAAAAAATAGATTTAGATATTCAATATTTTCCTAAAAATGAAGATGATAATTGGGAATTAATGGAAATGGCTCAAAAATTAAATAATATTTTGGAATTAATCAAAACAGAAGAAGGAGATTTATTAAGAGGATTAGACAGAAATTCACAGTTTATAGATGGTAATCTTCATTACTTTATAACTTTTAAACCATTTGTAAGAAAAGTAGGAGAAGATGAACCATTTATGGAAGAATTAAAAACAGATGTAAAACCAGATAGGAGGGACTAATGGCAACTAAAACAAAAAAAGATGATGAAATTCTATATTCAAAAGAACAAATTATCACGAGTAAAAAATATTCCAATAGAAAAGATATATTAAATGTTTTATTAAAAGATGATGAAGAATATAGTTTTTCAAGAATAGATGAAATTATAGAAGAATTTATGAATAAGGAGGTTCAATAATGAATGGTGGAGGAACTTTTTTAACTCAAAATAAAGTTTTACCAGGAGCATATATTAACTTCGTTTCTGCTTCAAGAGCAACAGTTAATATCTCTGATAGAGGTTTTGCTGCTATTGCTACTGAACTTGACTGGGGAGTAGATGGCGACATTTTTAAAGTTGAGAATAGTGATTTTCAAAAAGATACTATGAAACTTTTTGGATATGATTATACAGATGAAAAAATGAAATCTTTAAGAGATTTATTTATGAAAGCTAAAACTGTTTATCTTTATAGATTAAATGGTAATGGTGTTAAAGCAAGTAATGATTATGCTACTGCTAAATACAGTGGAACAAGAGGGAATGACATAACTATTATAGTTAAGACTAATATAGATGAACCTAGTAAAAAAGATGTTATTACTATGTTAGGAACAAAGAAAGTAGATGCTCAAACTGTTGCTAATGCTTCTGAATTAATTGATAATGATTATGTTGTATTCAAAAAATCAGCTCAACTTACAGATACTGCTGGAACTAAACTAGCAAATGGTACTAACTTGACTACTGTAACTGGTGCTGAGCATCAAAAGTTTTTAGATTTAGCTGAATCTTATTCTTTCAATACTATTGGATGTACTTCTAAAGATGAAGTTATAAAGAAATTATATGTTCAATGGACTAAGAGAATGAGAGATGAAGTTGGGGTAAAACTTCAATGTGTTGTATATAGATATGCAGCAGATTATGAAGGAGTAATAAACTTACAAAATAAAGTTAAAGATGAAGGTGCTCAAGAACAATCATTAGTTTATTGGTTAACAGGTGCTGAAGCAAGTTGTGAGGTTAATGCAACATTGACAAATACAAAATATGATGGAGATTTTATAGTTGATACTAAGTTTACTCAATCTGAGTTAATAAATGGAATAAAAGCAGGACAATTATTATTCCATAACAATTCAGGAGATCCTTATGTATTAACTGACATAAATAGTTTTACAACAATTACTATTTATAGAAATGATGATTTCCAATCTAACCAAGTTATAAGAGTTTTAGACCAAATAGGAAATGATATAGCTTTACTATTTAATAGAAAGCACTTAGGAAAAAGCAGAAATACAAGTTCAGGAAGAGAAGGATTATGGAAAGATATAGTTGCACATCATCAAGAACTTGAAAGAATAGAAGCTATTGAAAACTTTGACCCTAAAAAAGTTACAGTTGAAAAAGGATTGACTAAAAAATCAGTCGTAGTTACAGACCCTGTTACTCCTGTGGCTTGTATGGAAATTCTTTATATGACAGTTGTGGTTCAATAGGAGGTAGATAGAGAATGGCAGATATTATAACAATGAATGCTAAAGATGCTGTATCAGGTAGCTTAGGAGAATGCTATGTTACATTAGAAGGTAAAAGATACAATTTAATGACAGCGATTAAATTTGAAG